CGATGAGATTAAGAGCCATCCTAATATGACCTACCATGGTTCCGTATCGCAGGATGAACTACGTAGGGCAATTGGCCAGGCACACATATTTGCCTATCCATCCATCTGGCAAGAGACTAGCTGTCTTTGTGCAATTGAGGCAATGTCGGCTCAGTGCTTAACTGTTACATCTTCTCTTGCTGCATTACCAGAGACATGTGCCAACTATGCTCTAATGTATAACTATACAGAAGATGTCAATGCTCATGCTAATATGTTCTTTAAGGTACTGTATCATGCAATTGGTGTAGTTCAGAAAGATACCCACGAGAATTACCTAAGAGCACAGAAGGAATACTTTGATAGAAATTATGATTGGAACTTGAGGAAGGACGAATGGACATTCCTGCTAAATTCGCTACTGTAAAACCATCAGCAGAAGATCTATCAAAAGCATTTAAGTGGAGAAAGCATCCGATGCTCCCAGAGCTCGAGATGCTTTGCCTTCCAGCCTTAGATAATGATATCAAGAGTCAACTGAAAGAGCATGGGCACTCTTGGCAATGGCCATACCTTTGGGAATGTGGTGTAGCATTAGCTAGATGGATTATAGACAATCCAAATATCGTTAAGGATAAGATCGTATACGATCTAGGTACCGGCCAGGGCACAGCTGCCATTGCTGCAAAGATGGCTGGCGCCAAGATTTCAATTGGTATTGATTGTTGTGTGTTTAGTGAGTTTGTACTAAGCAACAACTGTGATCGTAATAACCAGATTGTAACATCCTACAACATTGATATCTTCAAAGCCAAGATTGCAGAGCAGTCAATCATATTTGCATCTGATCTAGTTTATGGTCAGAGTACGAGTGACCAGCTATTAGACTATCTTGCCCACCTTGGTAAGACATCTACTGTCATAATTGCCCAATCTGGACGAACGAATCCAAAGTACGAGATTCAGCACCCAGAATTCTATCATTTAATGGAATACACCATTCCATGCTTTACACCCGGTCTAGAAATCGTGGATTCCATGCCAGTTTCCCTATGGACTACTAACTCCTTGATTCTTAAGGATTTGTAACTTACTGATTCTACAGGGATTTTTAAAACACGTGTAACTCCTTGATTCTAAAGGAGCACTCCCTGTTGCATCTATTGACCAACCGTGTATAATGGACGGCATGGAAAGCAAACAACAAGTACGAATTGGTGACGTCGTCAAGAGCCTTGACTTCGTTGGTATTAACGACTGCTTCTACATTGGTCTCGTGACCGACATTCTAAGTGACGGTCGGTTCAAGGCTAAGGCAATCAAGCGTGTGTGGAAGGGCGAGGCTGATAAGCGTCCTCTTGCTGACGAGTTCTTCGCTCCGCTCCCTGGCCACGATTTCTTCGACGACATGGCTGAATGGAAGGATGCTGCTCCTCGCATCCAGGTGATCGCGTAATGTCTAATTCTGACAAACAAGAAGTCTTCATGTTCTTGGATGAACTTCGAAGCACTGGTATCACCAACATGTTTGGCGCTGCCCCCTACATCCAAGAGTTCTTTGGAGTTGACCGTAAGGCAGCTCGAGAGCTGCTCAATGAGTGGATGAAGACGTTCAGTGAGCGTCGCGCCTAACATGCAGATTCCGTCTATAGGTTCTCTCGTTAAGGTTACTACTCGGTATCCGAGTAATGTTGCCGGTCGAGAATGGGATGACAGGACTCATACTGGCAGAGTCGTACCAATTCCGTTATATTGGAAGGATGAGGTCGGTAATACCTTCGCTGTAGAAACTGGCCGCTCCTATCATCCCATCTCCCTTATCTATACTCAGAGGGTCATTGACCTTCAGATTCTAGAAGGGCAGGCTCTGAACAAGACTGAGTTTAGCAAATTGCTAACTATTGAATGCACTGTTGCCGGCAGTAAGGGTAACGTGTATAATGTCATGTCCAAGGGTGGGAAGTGGTCCTGCACTTGTACAGGTTTCGAATTCCGTAATCAATGTAAGCACATAGCACAGGTAAAAAGTAAGATTTATGGCAAAGCAGCGTAACGATTCTCTTGCTCGAGCACTCGGCCAAGAACCGACGTTTACTGAACCTACCAAGTTGAACCTCATTGAGGCTCTTAACTGGTACAACTACAACAGCGATGATGGCAACTATAAGATTTGGTTGCGGCAGTTCCTCGCCCAGCAGAAGTCATTCTCTAAGAGCGACATTGCCAAGGCTACGAGTGGTGATGTTCCTCGTGCCATTGCCGCGCTTGCCCGAATGGAATCTCGTGGTGTAGCAACTGGTGAGCAGGCTCGTGTTATTGCGTTCGCAATGAAGGCAATTGAATCCTCTACCTATGTGGAAGAGGAAGATGTTGTACCGACTAATGTCATTTCAATTCGCGACCGTCTGAAGGAGTCTTGTACTCCGTATGTCGCTTGGATTGACCAGCAGATCGATAACTTCATTGCTGGCAAGTCATACGATGATAACATATATGACTACTTGAATGGTCAAGGCTGTAAGGCTGGCCATGCTCGCATGATTCGAGAAGCGTTTGAGTTCAACTTTAACGAGATGGCTCTCCTCAAGGATGGCGACCCTGCTGTTGTCGAATGTTATGAGGCCTATGGCAAGAAGGCTATCAAGGTCCTTGTTGCATTCTACGAGAAGTTGGAATCTGATCTTGCTCAGCTTGAGCAGACTAAGAAGGCTGCTCGTGTCCGTAAGGTCCGTAAGCCAAACGTCGAGAAGATGTTGTCGAAGGTCAAGTACCTGAAGGAGTCTACCGAGTTTAAGGTTGGTTCAATCCACCCCCAGAAGGTTCTTGGCTCTGAGCAACTTTGGATCTTCAACACTAAGACTCGTCAGCTTGGCCGCTATGTTGGTAGCAACATCCAGTTTAAGCGTTCGAGCCTTCTTAACATTGAGCTTGAGCAAAGCGTATCCAAGAAGCTTCGGAAGCCTGAGGAGTTCCTCAAGGTTGTAATGAATGCCTCTAAGTCTCAACTCAACAAACAGTTCGATGCTATCAAGGCTGTTGCCAAGCCGATGAATGGCCGACTGAATGAGTTCACTGTCCTCTTGAGGGTTTGGTAATGAATAAGATACTTGATTGGTTAGATAACTTCTTTTGGACTACATTCAAATACGGTTGGTGGATATTTACATTCATAGCAGGCCTGATTGTGGGCACATATGTCTTGGAGAACTACTTGTGAGATGCTTTTTAGCATTCCTGGTTATTATTGCTCTCGCTCCTTGGGTTATTGGTTTCATTATAGGGTTGACAAATGGCTAACAAATTCTCAGTTTATGTTCGTAATGCTGAAGGCGGCATCCTCGAGTTCTATGACCTCTCTAAGATTGAGGCCCTAAACTTGGTTAGGGAAATGAAGGAAGATGGTTTTACTGAACTTGATATGGTCCCCACATTTACAACTTCTTTGTTTACTGACTCCGTAGAGGCAAAGGAGGAGGAAGATGAGCTCATCTAATAATGTAATTGACCTCGACGAGTTTAGGAAGCGCAAACAACAAGCACTACCTAAACCTTCTGCTCAACTTGCTCAGTTTGTTGAGGCTTACCATGAGGCTGGTCCTGAAGCACTTGATGTGTTTACCAAATCCGTCAGGCTGCTCAAGGCTTATGGGTTTGATGTAGAAGAATTTGATCAAAGAGACGTTTTGCTGTTGAGGGAAGCAATCTTTTCCATTATACTACGGTATAGGGAAGAACATCATCCTCTACATTCGTTTGTAGATGAATTTGATAAATACTTTAACAGACTTGAATTTTTTCTGGATAGTGAATGGGTCAAAGCAGATTTCGAAAGTTTCGATGATGAGCTAGACCCTAATGAAGAAGAACCTACATGATAATCGTTGACTTAAACCAAGTAATGATTTCCAACCTGATGATGCAGCTTGGGAACCATACTGATGCCAAAATAGAAGAGGGCCTTGTTCGACACATGGTCTTAAATGCCATTCGTTCATACAAACAAAAGTTTGGTGAAGAGTATGGTGAGATCGTTATTGCATGTGACGATAAGAACTATTGGCGTAGGAAGATCTACCCATACTATAAGGCTAATCGAAAGAAGGCTAGGGAAGAATCTGATATTGACTGGAATTCGATCTTCGAATGCTTTAATAAGATCCGTGAGGAACTTAAGGAGTACTTCCCATACAGAGTACTAAAGGTCGATACAGCTGAAGCAGATGATATCATCTCTACACTTGTTCACCACAATGGTGCATTGCTAATGACTGGCGATGCCGAGAAGATTCTAATCCTTTCTGGCGATAAGGACTTCATTCAGTTACAGAAGTTCGTGAACGTCACTCAGTACGATCCAGTACGTAAGAAGTTTATCTCTCATAAGAACCCTGAGTTGTATCTGAAAGAACATATCATGAAGGGTGACTCTGGTGATGGTATTCCTAACTTCCTATCAGGTGATGATTGTTTCATCTCTGGTACAAGACAAAAGCCAGTTCGGCAGAAGAGTCTAGACCAGTGGGTCAAGCATTCCAATCCAGAAGACTTTTGTGACCAGAACATGCTTCGTGGTTATAAGAGAAATGAGGCTCTTGTAGACCTGTCCAAAATTCCGTCTGATGTATATAATACTATCTTGGCACAATATAAAGACCAGGATGGTAAGAAGAAAGCTGATTTGTTAAACTATTTCATCAAGTTCAAACTTAAAAACCTGATGGAACATATTGGAGAATTCTAATGAATAGTAATGTGTGTGATGTATTCGAAGTT